ATTCAGTTAGTGCTTTACAACCCTCTCTGTAAGGTAAGTTTAGGGCCTGTGAGCATTTAACTGCAATCACTAAGGCTTGTAGCAATTCTTCTGTTGTTGGATTAGCCATTATACTGCTCCCACTAGGTTATTTAGTTGCTTATAACGCATTTCCATCTCAACCATACCTATAAAGGTATCCCAGTCATACAGCACACCATGATACAAAACATTCATGATTCTTCTTCCTCATCCATTGATACTCCAGCTAGTACAGCCACTAACATAAATATACTTACAATCACACTACCTACTGCAATGAAGTAGATTAACTTACTCATATCATCCATAGTACTCTCCATTAGTCCATCGTTATTGATGTTAAAATACACAGTATTATGAATATACATAGATTCTTTAGATACAGAAGCATGTTAAATTCTCCAATATTTTATTAATTCATATAACTAAGATAGCTTTTGATCTTCTGGTTTTACTGTGTACCAACCAGTGTTCCATTTATTCATACTGTGTACATTCCAGAATTGTTTTATAGTACGTTTATTAAGGATGAAATCTCCTGTATGGTTTATTACAGTATTTTCTTGTTGTTCCACATACTTAGTTACATTATATACTGGGTGGGATAATCTAGCTCCAACAAGTAAGGCAAGCTTAGCTTCTTCTCTAGTCATGATATATCTTCCAGCCATCAGGCAGATCAATACCTCGCCATGTAAATACCAGGAATTTATTAAGTTTACCTAGAAGAAAACCATTACTAGACACTAAGTATTCTCCCTCTTTTTGTACCCATATTAGTGTATTAAATACAGGGTGAGTTACCTTAGCTCCTACTAACAGAGCTAAGTAAGCTTCATGTTTAGTCATACTCACCTACCTATCAAATAGTTAACCCACATAACCTACCGGATGGTAGGTGTATTAGTGGGTACTTTATTACGAGTTATTGTTCTTAGATTTATACAACTCAAACTCTTTTGGTGTTAGGAAGAACCATGGGTAGTCCTTCTTAGCCTCTTCTGTTGGTTCCTTACTACCATCAGGATTACATTTACTGCATGGTTTAACATCAATAGGTTGTCCCATGCACCCACATTCTCTACCACTACAACAACCAAGAAGTTCGTAGTTATAACCATTACATGTAGTACAGTATGCTGATTCATCCATACATATCACCTCACTTATTTGAGCAGTTTTTCTATATGATTCAGGTGAGATCTGGACATAACCCCAATCTCAGCAGCATCAACTACCTTCTGTAGTGCCTCCTCTAATTCCCCAATCCTACAAGCCATTGCAGCCATATATACTTCATCTTCGGTTGCACACATAGAGTTGACATGTGTTTCCATACGAGCATTCAGTACTTCAATAGCCTCATCAGCTAGTTCTCTCATTGACATAACGTGTCTCCAGTTTTATTATTACAGCTTAGTATTACTCTTGGCTTTATGGTCAGCTTCATGTACTGCTTCGAGCTTATTCAGTAACTCCTGATCTGACTCATATCCATGGATACAAGCTGATGGTAGTGACACCTGTGAGTAATCACCATTAGCACCACTATCAAAATTAAATGCAGCACCATCACCAAACTCATCTTGATGAATTACATCACCATCAGCGTAGATTCTGTATGCATGTAGATCTAAAGCAGGATCAGTTGGATCAGTTAATGTACCTTCAGTAATAGCTAGTAAGTATCTTTCCAGTACTAGATCGGCCACAGCTATCTCTATGTTCACTGTAGGATTAGAGTGCATAATAACCAATAGTGCTTGTGCTGCATGTTCTAGGTTACTAACTGTCTCTGAGAATATTAGTGTCATGGTTGTATTACTCCGAATTATTTGATTTCATATAACAGAAATAGCTTTTGATTCTGTCTCTTAATGTTTAGGTAGTCTATAACACTAAATAAACTAATTATTGGTTTTAGTGTTTAGGTTTGTAGGTAAGTAGAAGTATTACCTATACTTTAGGTTTAGTTTCTTGGTCTGGTTCTTTGTATAGGTGCCATGCACCAGTATGCTCTTCCCAGATATCCCAGAATTCCTTTATAGAATACGAATGTAGTCCATCATCAAATACAGCCATACTTCCCTCTTGTTGTACCCATTTAATACTTACCCAGTTACTATATACAATCTTAGCTCCACAAAGCATAGCTAATTTAGCTTCATCATTAGTCATGAACAATACTCCAACCAGTGTCGTGACTCCAGTGACTGAAGCAGTTCCAAAAAACATCTATACTGTAAGTATGACTATACGGATACATGCTCATTATGTAAGTAGCACCTTCTTGTCTTATACTAACTTGTGTGTGGTGAATTTTATGTCTTACCTTAGCTCCACAAAGCATAGCTAATTTAGCTTCTTCCTTATTCATGGATTATCTCCCAGCCAGTATCGAATTCCTCACATTTATTAAGCTGCAACCAGAGTTCCTTAATGCCTGTTCTTTGGACAGTACCACCACTACTGGTTAGTAGGTATTCAGAGCCATGCTGTATGAGACTCACTCCTACCTCGTGTGAGTTATTTCTCACCCTAGTCCCTACCAATAAAGCTAACTTAGCTTCTTCGATATTCATACTCAGTACTCACTTATAACTAATAGAACTACAAAGATACACGGATGTGTATCTCAGTAGTCTTGGTATCACTTCTCCAATAGAGGACATAGTTCAGTAGTACAATTGCCCTCAGTGTTCTCATGATTGTCTAGGTTTGCGCAGTAAGAGACAACAACCTCTCCGTTGTTGTCTCTCTGATAGTTGTAATAAGTACATGGTGCGTTAGTAACAGGGCATTTCTCAGTCATTGGTATTACTCCTAGTTATTTAGATATTAGTTTTACTTCATTAAGCAGTGCTTGTAATGAATCTAGTTGATGTTCACGCACACTTATTGGATATTCCACATTCTTACGGTGTTTACATAGCTCATTGTCTTCTACAACATGCGCGGATAGTTTTGCGATACTTACCCAAAGCTCTTCTATAGATTGTTTATTTGTATTTTTATCTGTTAGTTTCACTGCACGCACAGTATTACTCCTAATTAATTACATTTAGTATTTTTAACCAACTAAGGATAAAGATGTGAAGTCACGTGTTTATGCCATGGTTCATTTAGGTGATCTAGTAACAGCGATATTTCTTTTAACACGTGAGCTGCCCAACAACCCTGACGGTCACTAGGCCAATAGTATACGTAGCCGTCTACATCAGTCAGTAGTTCACCTAATTTTGTACCATTAGCTGTTTTGATTAATATATACCCATTATCACATACTTCGGCGTGTACTAGAGTACCTACTCTAATTGTGGTAGCTGGCATGGCATTACTCCAATGATTAGTTGATTCCATTACACAAATATAGCTTTTAAGATCTTTCTTAATAGATGATTCTGTTACATTCTTTCATTTGTAAGAACAACTTGTAGTCATGTTTTGGGGCTAGTTTCTGTAACCGTTCTAGTTTAGCCAAGCTGACTTGTAACAAAGCTTTCTTAATACCATCAGGTTCTTTAGCCCATTTACTTAGTAGCTCACACTTATTTGAGTGGAACAGCTTCTCACCAGCTAGATGATAGTTATCATGGCTACTGGCTGCATCGCACCAATGTCCAAATGAACTATACAGTCGGTCATATTCTTCATTGCAGTACTTGCACATAGTCATGTTGTGCCTCCTAGTTAGTTAGTCTCATGTAACAAAGATAGCTTATAGATCTTTCTATGAACTATCTGAGGTTGTGTTGTGTGATTTAGGTGTGATTTAGGTTTAGATCTAAGGCTCTAATGGTATAGAGCCTAGTCTAGGTTTAGGGTTTAGGTAAGGTGGTGATTAGGTGATAGATGTAGGTTAGTGAAATTACTAGATATATTAATTGGAAATAGTAACGTTTGATTAGTTTAAGCACTGTCTTTGTCTTCTAGTAGTGCGTTGAATTCACGTTTTTCTTGAGCTATACGAGACTGTTGAGCTACTGAGAGTCCATCTACTTCGTTCTCTACTAGGATGACAGACTTCTCTGTTGTACGTGCTACTGCTACGATTGTATTAGCTAGTGAGTCGATGACTAGGTTGATATTGGTCCATATTTTCATAATGATATACCCATGAGTTGATTGATTGATTGATTGGAATTCCATGTAACTAAGGTGGCTCTTGCTCTTGGAGGTCTAAGCCTTGCGTGAATAAAGGAACGTTATTTGGAGGTCTAGGGGGGGTGGCTTCGCTTTTGATTGGCCAGCCATCAGTTACTACTTCCATAAGTAATTACAATTTTTCGCAAAACCCGAAATCGTAATCCTGAAATCCAAAATCTCAAATCCAAATTTCATTTTCAAAATCTCAAATATAAAATCTCAGAAATTATTTTAGGAAATTCCCATATACCTTTTCCTTAAAAATAATAAGGCAGTTCTATCTGGAGGGTCCTACCTCCTCTATAGGGCTGAGGATTATCTTCTTGGATCATTCTATATATAGGTGGGTTTCTCTTCTGTGAGGGACAGCCTGAAGGGTGAACGTAGCGTAGCGAAGTGATACCCGGTAAGGCTGGAGCGATACAGCTAAAATAAATTATAAATAGTTCTTGCCTAAAGGTACCCTAAAGCCTATAATAATATCTCAAGGTTATTAATTTAATAGAACACACCTATTGTATATTAGTAGTATCTAATATACCTAAACCAATAAGAGAAGGATAAGTAATATGAGTTTATTAGTTGCAATTAGTGTACCAGTGGTGGTTTGTAGGGTATTAAGTATTGTGGGTAAGGATGTTGTTTGTTTTGAGCAGAGTGTGGGTACTGATAAAGAGCAAGTATGTAAAATTGGTGGACATACTGGAATGTTTGAAATGGAGATCACAGATAAAGATCAACTAGGTAAGTACCGGGTTGGCGATGTACATTCATTAACAATGAGTAATCACTAAGTAACTAAACCAAAGAGAGATATAGTATGAGTAATATGGAGCAGTTTATTGGTGTTAAGTTAGTCAATGCTAAGGCTATGACTTTAGGTGAGTACAATACATTCCGTGGTTGGAATCTACCACCTGATGAGGATGCTAGTACTGAAGGTATGTTAGTTGAGTATGTTGATGGTGGTGAAGCCAATACACCTGAGTACGATAACTATGTTAGTTGGTGCCCTAAAGATGTATTTGATCGTAACAACCGTTCGGTTACTGGTATGAGCTTTGGTATGGCTATTGAAGCCATGAAGAAAGGATTTAAGGTTGCTCGTGCTGGTTGGAATGGTAAAGGTATGTGGCTAGTTCTCATACGAGCAGGTAATGCCATGTCACATGGTTTCGATATGCAGGACTGTATTGGTATTAAAAATGCGCAAAATATTATGCAACCTGGTTGGCACTCCAGCCAATTAGATATGCTTTCTGATGATTGGCAGGTAATTGTTTAATAACTAATTAATAAGCACCTATGCAATGTGGGTGCTTATTTAGAGGATGTAATATGCACATAGCAAGCCATATTAGCTTAGAAGAACAAATGAGTATCTTAGGTAAGAATAGTTGGTCAGTTGTTAGGCTAATTGCTTTAACTAAAGACTTTGAAGTTATGGAAATACCTTTAGACCATCTTAATGTCAGTGGTGTGTACGATAGATTGAATCTCAGGGAGATGGTCATGCACATGGCTGCAGTTAACAAAGCTGATCTCAATTACCCGATTATCCTAGATGAGGATGGTGAGCTAATGGATGGTAGACACCGATTGATGAAGGCAATGCTTCTTGGTCACGAAACAATCAAGGCGGTGAGGTTTGATGAAAATCCTTCACCTTGTGAAAGAGCATGAGTAGAGATTCCTGGGAAGTTCACCATTTAAAGGCTGCAGTACTAGCATCTGAGATGGGTACATGTAAATCCAATAGTAATAAAGGAGCTGTGTTTATTAGGGATAACAGAATACTCTCTACTGGTTTTAATGGCGTTCCTTCTGGATTCCCTCACCCTACTGTGTGTAAGCGTAAGGAGTTAGGTATCGCCAAAGGCGAAGAGCTTAACATGTGTGGTTGTGCCCATGCAGAGATGAATGCTATATGTAATGCAGCTAAAGAAGGTGTATCACTTACAGGAAGTACCCTGTATTGTACATCTGAACCATGTAATATGTGTATGGGAGCTATTGCTAATGTGGGTGTTAAGAAAGTGGTATATATTAAGCCTTATCATCACGCTATGAGTGCTGAGATAGCTAAGTATGCTAGTATTGAAGTAATAAGACATATAAGTGAGTTAGTATGAGTACTTTACAGACAGTGCCTCCAGATGAGCAAGTAACAATAGACCAGTTACAGCGAGTAGTGCCAAAAGGTGTTAAAGCTAAGGTATCTCCTGAGTTGGTGGCATCTATTAATGGTATGTTAGTGGATTCTCAGTTGAGGGAGAACTTCAGGGAGAACTTACTTAGTTACACTGGTGTATTGGCTGATGGTAAGTACAAGATACAAAGCTACATTGACGCTGTGCGCTATGTTAGTCATAAGCTTCTTGGTTCCTCTAATGTAGAGGCATATACCAAAACATTCCCTACCAGATTCCAAAGATTGGTTAATGAGGGTGCAGATGGCAAGACTATATCTAGCTATGTAGCTGCATATAATAAGAATCAGTTAGTCAATAAGGTATTAGAACAGACTCTGGTACCTAGCCATATATTGAATGCTGATTTGTATCAGAAGGCTCTTAATGTACAAGCAACACTTATGTGTACTGCTGATAGTGAGAAGGTACGTACTGATGCTGCTCATAGCCTAATGACTCATCTTAAGATGCCTGAAACCAAGAAGATTGAGTTAGATATTGGTATAACCCAAGATAAGAGTATTGCTGAGCTTAGGGACGCTACGTTAGCTCTGGCCAAGCAACAGAGAGAAATGATATCTGCTGGTGATATCAATGTTAAAGAGGTTGCACATAGTGTAATCATAGAAAGTACTGCTGAAGAGGTGAGCTAACTATGGTTGTCAACCCTAAAGTAGCTACTGCTGTCTCAGATGCTATATTCTCTGAGGCTGCGCCTCTTACTGTAGAACAGCATCTTAATAGTATTTCTTATGGTTCAGATGAGTTCTATATACCTAGTGAGTTTGCTTTAGAGTTTGTCAACTTCATCAAGTTAGTGGATGAAGGTGAGTCTGAGAATAAGACTCCAGTTGTTCATATGAAGATGTTGGATAACTTTGTTGTGGATAATGGTAAGGATACCATTAACATGTGTCACCGTGGTATTGCCAAATCCACGCTTAAGGAGTACTTAATACTGTATCTTGGTGTGTATGGTGTACTGCCTAACTTTGGCAAAGTACCATATGCTATCTACGTTTCTGATAGTATAGATAATGGTGTTAAGAAGATGCGTAAGAGTTTGGAGTATCGATGGAATAACTCCCAATTTCTACAAAAGTATATTCCTACCATACATATCACAGATACTCGCTGGGAATTCATAAACGCCAGTGGTAATTCATTAGTTGTATCTGGATATGGTGCAAAGACTGGTGTTCGTGGTACTCGTGAGAATGGTAGTCGTCCTGTGCTTGCTCTACTTGATGACTTGATATCAGATAGTGATGCTCGTTCAGCTACAGTTATTGCTGCAGTAGAAGACACCATTGATAAAGCAATCGATTATGCTCTGCATCCTCAGAGACGTAAGATCATCTGGTCTGGTACCCCGTTCAATGCTAAGGACCCCCTATATAAAGCTGTAGAATCTGGTGCTTGGAATGTCAACGTGTACCCTGTATGTGAGGAGTTCCCTTGCTCACCTGAAGAGTTTAGAGGTTCTTGGGAAGATAGATTTGAATATAGTTATGTACTTAAGCAATATACCAAAGCAGTTAAGACCGGTAAGGTAGATACTTTCAATCAAGAGCTGATGCTACGCATCATGTCCGACGAAGATAGATTGATCCTGGATTCAGATATTGGCTGGTACTCCAGAGCCACAGTATTAAAGAATAAGGGTTGGTTCAATTTCTATATAACCACTGACTTTGCTACCTCTGAAAAAACAAGCAGTGATTTTAGTACAATCTCTGTTTGGGCCTATAATAGTAAAGGTGATTGGTTATGGGTCGATGGTATATGTAAGAAGCAGTTGATGGATAAGAATATAGATGACTTGTTTAGGCTGGCTCAGATGTATAGCCCTCAGCAAGTAGGTATAGAAGTCTCTGGTCAGCAGGGTGGTTTTATTCCCTGGATTCAGCGTGAGATGGGTGACCGTAATCAATATTTTGCCCTGGCTTCAGAGAATAATGTAGGTGCCCCCGGCATACGTCCAACCACTAATAAGATGCAACGATTTAATATTGTTGTTCCTTGGTTCAAGACACATAAGATCTGGTATCCAGAAGAGTATAGAAACCATCCTGTTGTAGTAGAGCATATCAATGAATTGTCTCTAGCCAGTCCAGGGGGATTCAAATCCAAGCATGATGATTGTATTGATAACATATCTATGTTGTCTGCCATGACCCCGTGGAAACCAACTGAAGTAAGTCCAGATCCTAGTGGTAATGATGCTGATATCTGGGGAGACGAGGTAGCTAATGAGTATAACGATATGGACTCCTATATTGTTTGATGGTTTGGTGTATACTCATTGTAGTGATGAAACCGTAGGGGATAGAAGTGCGTTTAGACCAATTAGTTAATAGTGTGATCTATGGTGAGTTAGCTGGCGATGCTTTAAGTGGTCACCTGAAGATACCTAGTAATCCGGGTACTGATACCTTGTTTATAGCTATAGAAGCTGCAATAGGTGCGCTGTATGTTCAGTTCCCTTTAAAATACGGCTCTAGGTATATACAATTGGTTCCCGGTACTACAGTCTATAATTTGGCAGCAAGCCAAGTAGCTTTATATCCTGAGATATTCCTTACTGAGGTTGGTCCAGAAGCATTTCCAGTTACTGATGATATAGCTTCAATATTAGATGTATACTCATTACCAGCTATACCGGTGTACCCGGCAGAAGAAGAATTAACCGAGGTTCCTTTTAATGTAGGTAATGAGCCTCTCTCAGTAACCACCATAGACCCCTTGGTTCTGAGAGTACCTACTACGTATACCGATGCCTCTCTATTACTCAGGATTAACTATAGGGCACTTCCTACTAAGCTGCCTAGATTTGCTGATTTAGTAGATGCTGATTTATCAGGGTATTGGCTCGATATTGGGTATCAGTTCCAAGATGCTATTATCGCCTATACCACCTACAAGCTCTTCTCCAGCCTTGATGTAGCTGATGCAGTGTCTCTTTCACGTAGGGCATTAAAACGCTATGAGGCTGAATCCATACGCCTTAATAATGCCGGTTCCTTTCTCCAACAGACGGTAGCTGAGGAACGTATACAAGATGGGGATTGGGTCTAATGTACATTGGGGCAATTATTGAAGCATTGCGAGCACATGAGCTAAATAATAGTTATTTTGGTGATCAACTAGATAAAATAGTGCCATATGGTACTAGTAATAAGTTACCGGTAGATGACCGTGAGGCTATAAAGACGCATATCAATGATGCCCTACGAGCGTTATATGCTAGATTCTCTCTTAAGGAGCAGCACCTATACCTCGGGTGTAAGGGTGGTGTGGGTGTTTACCATCTGACTGAAGATCAGGTTGAGGGAGGGGTACTAGGTAAGTATATCCTGGATGAGACGTACGCTACGGAGGTAGGTGCATTTACTGAGGATGTATTAATAATTACCGGCATTCGTGATGCCAGTACAGATATAGAAATCCCTTTTAATGAGGGTGGTAATCCTTTGGCAATTACAAGCATCAACTCTATTACTATTAGGGTACCTAACTACTTAACCTCCGAGGAGAAAGTATTGAAAATATCATATAGGGCATTACCTAAAGAGTGGGTTGGTCTAAGGGATGCGGATCTGTAATGTTTATAGGTAAAATAGTAGAAGAATTATCTACACTGGCTTTGCGCAATAGTGCAGTAGGTGACCAGCTCGCACCATTTACAGCCGCTGGTGCTGAGGGTGTACTCACTGACTACGTAGCAGATGCTTTACTCGCACATACTAATAGCGCTGTACGTAACATCTATTCCAGGTTCCCTCTAAAAGAGAAAGAGCTATACCTAGGGTGTATTAGTGGGCAAAGTACCTACTTACTTAATCTGGAACAGGTTGAAGCTGGTACCGCAGGTCAGTACATCTTAGATGAGACTTACGCGAGTGAGGTTGGTCCGTTTGTTGAGGATGTGGTGCAAATAGTGAGCATCCACAATGTTACTACGGATAAGGATGTAGTTCTTAATCAGGAAGGTAACTCTGAATCTATCCTAGCACCAGACTCTGTTAATATCAGAGTTCCCAACTCTATAAGCAAAGATAGTCCTATACTACGCATACGCTATACTGCACTACCAACTAGCGGTATTACAGCAGATGGTGCTTTGCCTGGTAGTGATATTGTAAGTGGTGGTGGTGATGGATTAAGTAGGTTACAGGGTTCCCTGCCATGGGCTGGAGTACAAACCGGTGTAAACATGTGGAGTGATAGTAAGTCATGGGTACCTGTTCCAGAACAATTTGTTACAGCTATTGCTAACTATATATGCTATAAGATCTTATATCAGGCAGATAGACTACAAGAGAATACAGATGCTGTGTTTTATATGAATGCCTATGAGAATGAGTGCAGACTACTAAAAAGCGCTGGGCTATTTGATGATACCGACTATGCATCAGAGAGTGATGATAAAATGTTAGATAATGGGTGGGAGTAGGTATGTTACTTACCAAATACAAGATACTCATAATCTTGGCAGTTTTAGCTGGTACTGGTTGGTTCTCGTATAATGCAGGACACAATGCGGCTGCTGTATCTTATGAGAAAACTAATTCTGACGCTGCTGATGCACTAACTGAAGCACATAGTGCAGAAATAGTGAGATTAAAGAAAGAGAACGCTACCAAGTTAGCAACACAAGTCAGGGTAGCCAAACAACTAAAGAAATCTAACGCACTTAGTGAGAAGAGACTAGATGAACTTAGAAATAAAGAGTACCCAACTTGTGACGGTCAGCTTATTATTAGCACTGAGTGGTTGTGGGACTTTAACACAGGTCGCACCCCCAGAGCAGAATAATAACGAATTCCATGCTGCATTACTTATTGTGTGTGACTTTAAAATGCACTGTAAGCAAGCTAGTACTCCCCATGCTGTGCTTATCGAGGCAGAGCGGTGTAGATCTGGTTTTGAAACCTGCTCTATTTTGGTAGAAGAATCTGTACAGTAGTATTAGGTGACAAGTTCATAATGTGTGTGTATATTTACTTTATTTATCTTCGAGCAGGAACTTAACAAATGCCAGAACCCTCATATGACCTAGAAACTGCAGCTGTAGAATCGACTGTAGCTCCTGCAGTACCTGAAGATAAGTTAACAGATTGGGTTAACGAACCGACTCTAACTGCACTAAAACAAAACCTACAAGACAGTCTACCAACCCATAACACACAAACTGGTAGAATAGGTGTATGGTTAGATAATCTAAATATAACTGGCGCAGCTAAAAGACCCAAAAAGGCTGGACGCTCATCTATAGTACCGAAACTCATACGTAAGCAAGCTGAGTGGCGATACGCTGCTCTTAGTGAACCCTTTCTCAGTACAGATGATATTTATAATACTGATCCAGTTACCTATGAAGACAAGAAAGCTGCCATACAAAATGGGCTAGTTCTAAATAACCAATTTAACACTAAACTATCTAAAGTAAGTTTTATTGATGAGTATGTACGTACTGCTGTTGATGAGGGTACAGTTATTGTCCGTACTGGGTGGGATTATGAGGAGGAAGTAAATAAGGTACAAGTTCCTACTTACAAGTTCCTACCAGAGGTGGATGAAGGCGCAATACAGGAGTTCAATGCTCTAAATCAGGCTGCCGTACAAGACAATAGTGTACTTCAGCAACTAGATGAGGAGACTTTAGACCTATACCAACGGTCTATAGAGGCAGGCACTGTATTGCGACGAGTGCAAGAGGGTACTCACGAGGAAGACCAGATAAAGGTGCTCAAGAATCAGCCTTCTTTAAATGTGTGTAGCTACCATAATGTAATTATAGATCCTACATGCCAAGGTGATCTTAAAAAAGCTAATTTCGTTATTTACAGTTTTGAGACTTCTTTAAGTGAGCTTGAAAAAACCAATAAATACAAAAATTTGGATAAGATTGTAGCTAGTTCTGCCCCACCATTATCTAACCCAGACCATGCTAGCACTACAGACGAGACTTTCAATTTCAAAGATAAACCTCGTACTCGATTTGTGGCGTATGAGTACTGGGGATTTTGGGACTATGATAACACAGGTGTAGTTAAACCATTTGTAGCAACATATGCAGGTAATCAGCTGATTAGGATGGAGGAAAATCCTTATCCTGACCAAGAATTACCTTTTGTATCTGTACAGTACTTACCAGTACGTAAAAGTGTATATGGTGAACCAGATGGTGAGTTATTAGAGGATAACCAGAAGGTTATTGGTGCTGTTACCCGAGGCATGATTGACATCATGGGTAGGAGTGCTAATGGACAGACTGGTATTCGTAAAGACGCTTTGGATGTCACCAACAGACGTAAGTTTGATAAAGGACTAGATTACGAGTTCAATGTAAATGTTGACCCACGTAGTGTAATGCATATGCATACCTTTCCAGAGATACCTCGTAGTGCTGAGTTCTTACTTAATCAGCAGAATGCAGAGGCTGAGTCTCTTACAGCCGTTAAATCATTCAGTGGAGGCATCTCTGGTCAGGCACTTGGTTCTACAGCCACCGGTATTCGTAGTGCGTTGGATGCCACATCTAAGCGGGAACTTGGTATCCTACGTAGACTAGCTGAAGGTATGATTACTATTGGTCGAAAGATAACCAGTATGAATGGTGAGTTTTTAAGTGATACTGAAGTTGTCCGGGTAACTAATGAAGAGTTTGTTGAGGTACGTAGAGATGATCTAGCAGGTAATTTCGACCTGACCCTTACTATTAGTACCCCAGAGGCAGATAATGAGAAAGCACAAGAGCTTTCCTTTATGCTACAGACCATGGGTAATAGTATGGACCCAGCTATGTCGCAGATGCTTCTTGTGGATATAGCGAGATTGCGTAAAATGCCTGCTCTTGCCAAGAAACTTGAGAACTACGTTCCACAACCTGATCCAATAGCGCAAGAGAAGGCACTATTGGAGATTGAACTACTTAAGGCGCAGATTCAAAACGAGCAAGCTAAAGGTATGGAGAATGCTGTTGATGTTGGACTTAAGCAGGCTAAGACTGTTACTGAGCAAGCTAAGGCACGTAATACAGATAGCAAGTCGGACATACAAGATCTTAGTTTCTTGGATCAAGAAGCAGGTAAGGATATTCAAAGAGACCTTGCTAAACTTGAGCATGGTAGAAATACGCAGCTAGACCTGAAGGCAGCAGATGCACTAATAGCTTCTGATGTAGAAACAGAGTGACAATAAAGATGTTGCTACTGTTGACGTAAACGCTTAATATAGCTACTCTTAATAATATAACTCAATATGAGGACACACGAGCATGAGCAACACAGAACAACAATTAGCAAGTATCGAAATCACATTAGAGCAAGCCCAGGCTGCAGTAGCTGCACGGAAAGCCCTACAAACACTAACGAAGAACCCTGAATTTAAAGAACTGGTTCTTGAAGGTTACTTTGAGAAAGAGGCAAGTCGTGTAGTACTCTTGCGGGCAGATCCATCTATGCAAGATGAGCTTAACCAAAAAGATTTGGATAACCAAATTGTTGCTATTGGTTATTTGCGCCAGTACTTGAGCGGTATTATGATTAAGGGTAGAACGGCTGAAAAGGCTATTCAGGATTGTAATGAAACCCGTGAGGAAATCTTAGCTGAGGATCGTGGCTAATGACTGAACCTACCGATGTAGATACCTCTACGGAGGTAGAGACAAGCCCACTTGGATTGTCTGATGCTGCCTTTATGGAACTGCCTATGGAGCCTGCTGCTGATGTTGTAGTGGTTGAGCCAGAGGTAGTTATGGATGAGGACCCTGTATCTACTGATGTAGATCCAGTTGTGGATGATGAGACTGATGAAGAGTCAACCATCTCACCAGAAGATCCAGATGTAGTTACTGCCGTAGATGCGGCTACTGCTGATGATGTAGACGCAGACGTCGTAGATGTGGACAAAGCAGCATCCGATGTTGTGGATACAGAGGTTGATGACCCTACTGCTGCTGCTACTCAACTTGCCGAACTTTTTGCACCATTTCGTGCAAACGGTAAAGACATGCAAGTGGGTAATATTGAGGAAGCCCGTACCTTAATGCAAATGGGGGCTAATTATAATAAGAAGATGGCCGCTATCAAGCCTAACCTTCGTGTTATTAAAATGCTCGAAAATAACAACTTACTTGATGAGGGTAAGTTAAGTTACTTGATAGACTTGGATAAGAAAGATCCTAAAGCTATCAAAAAACTAATTCAAGATAGTAAGGTAGACCCTGATACTCTTGAATTAGATGTAAAAACCGACTATGCTCCAAACACTTACACTGTAAGTGATAACGAGATGAACTTAGATGGAATACTTGATGAAATTCAAGGCACAGAATCTTTTGGTACAACTATGGATATCATTGGCAATAAGTGGGATACGTCCAGTAAAAAGGTGTTGGTTGAACAACCAGAGATTATCAAACACATTAATGATCATGTAGCATCAGGCATATACTCACAAATCGAACAAGAGGTGAGTCGTCAACGCATGTTAAATGGGCTTAGTGGTTTATCAGATCTGGAGGCGTATAAACAAGTTGGTGATAAGATGTCTGAAGCAGGTGCTTTTACAAGCTCCACTGCACAGACAACCACAACACCAGCTAAAGTTAGTATTCCTAAGTCCAGTAATAGTGTGGACCCTAAGCTACGCAACCGTAAGAAGGCTGCTAGTGCCACTACCGCTAAACCAACTGGTAAGCCTGATCCGTCAACTATCAACGTGTTAGGGATGTCGGATGAAGAGTTTGCTAAAGTTGGTAATGATAAATTCATTTAATACTATAGGAACATCAAAAGATGGCTATTTATAACGATCCTGCAGGTGGTTCAGAATCCACTATTGGTACGCAGATCCGTACCGATCATTACAACAAGAAAGCGCTCATTGAAGCGAAGAAAGAACAGTA